CCGGTGTCGTCGTACTGGTACGGGCCTACGGGCACACGCACCCCGTAGGCCACATACGCTTCGTGCGAGAACCCCATTACCGGCGGCCACCGACGCGCGGCGCGGGGGCCGGTGCAGCGGGCGCCTTCGGCGCAGGGGCGGGCTTCTGCATGTTCGGCTTGCTGCCGGACCCGTTGCCGGTCGAGCCCTTCGGCGCCTTGTTCACGGGCGGCTTCGCCGTCTTCGGGTCGGACTTGAACCCCGGTACCTTCTTCGCGGACTTCGGCAACTTGTAATCCGGAACGCGCTTGTGGTGTCCCGCGTCGTAGTAGTACACCCCACCGAAGAAGTACATGGGGACGTACTGGGTGCTGGTCTGGCAGTGGCTGCGGTCCCGGTCGTTGTCCACCCCGCAGGCCGTCAGGGTCATCGCGGCCGTGGCACCCAGGGCGACGGCGGTCAGCTTCAGCTTCGAGTTCATGTGTCCTCTTCGGTTTCGGTCGGTGCGTTGAAACCATCATGCAGTATCTGGTGGGCCGATGTCAACACAGCTGGTCGGACGCGTGGGTAAACTGGGCGTGTTGCCGTTGGTGATAGGCCAGGCGAAACCAGACCTGGAAGGCAGCCGTCATGAGCTGTGATCTGATCGCCAACGCGGACGTGGTCCGTGTCACGAAGCTGGACCAGTGCGGTACGCCGATCGTCGGGGACAACGCGTTCGTGTCCGAGTGCATCGCGTCGCTGGCCATGAACCCCAACGTGGACGAGCAGGACGACATCCTGTATCGCGCCGCGAACGGCAACCTGTGCGGCGTGAAGCGCGGCTGCCCGACCCTGCTCGGCTACGACCTGGAATTCAACTTCTTCCAGGTCAGCCCCGAGCTGACCGACGTCCTGACCGGCAATCCGGTGGTCATGGACTTCGCGGGTGAGCCGGTGGGTAACGACTCGTGCAACATCCAGTGTGACCGTGGCTTCGCCATCGAGCTGTGGTCCGAGCTGATCGCGCCCGTCTGCTCGACCACCGGGAACCAGCGGTACCTGTACACGCTGATCCCCTGGGTGACCAACGGCTACATCTCGGATCTTGAGATCGGGTCCGAGCAGGTCACCTTCCAGCTCGTCGGGTCGAGCCGCGCCGGTGGCGCCTGGGGTGTCGGGCCGTACGACGTCGTGGCGGCCGACGCGATCAACACCCCCGGTCCGATGCTGACCCCGCTGGGCGCCACCTGCCACCGCCGGATGCAGATCACGACCATCGCGCCGCCGGTCCCGTCCTGCGACTACCAGGCCGTTCCCGCGTGACCTGAGCGCGACGCACCCGCAACGGCCGCTGTCGCATCCGCGACGGCGGCCGTTGCGCCTTCCCACCCAGCCCGAAGGGACCACGCCATGCCGATCAACACGGGCGTCTGCCAGGTCTGGCCGACAGACTTCCGCTGCCACGACATCCCGGACACGATCCCGGAAGATCAGCGCACAGCCTTCATCCGCGCGGCCAGTGACTACCTGTGGGCCATGACGGGGCGTCGCATGGGACCGTCCTGTCCGATCGTCGTCCGGCCGTGCCGGAAGTCGTGCGTGGACGACGCTCTGGCGAACCGCTGGATTCTGTTCAACCACGGCGTGGCCAGCACCGGCGGCTGGATTCCGTACATCAGCAACGGTGAGTTCCGCAACGCGTCCATCTGCGGGTGCCGGACCACCTGCCACTGCGGTGACGAGATGTGCGAAGTGGAACTGGTCGGGCCGGTCTACGACGTCCAGTCGGTCCGCATCGACGGTCACGAGCTGACGGACGACCAGTACAGTCTGTACAACGGCCGCTTCCTGGCGCGCAACCCCGGCATCCTGGGGTACGACGAGACGAAGGACCGGTGCTGGCCCGCGTGTCAGGATCTGTCGAAGGCGGCCGGTCAGGACGGCACGTTCGATATCACGTACCGGATCGGTACGCCAGTGCCCGCCCTGGGCATCCTGGCCGTGTCGAGCCTGGCCGCACACTTCATGCGTGGCTGCGGGGACGGCTGCGGCTGTGGTGTCGGGACCCGGCAGAACCTTCAGCGGCTGTCACGCCAGGGTGTGGAACTGGAATTCGCGGACGCGCAGCAGGTGTTCACGGACGGCCGGACCGGGATCGAGATCGTGGACCAGTTCATCCGGGCCTGGAACCCGCACGGGCTGGCCAGCCCCATGCGGGTGCTCAGCCCGGACGCACCGCGTTACCCCCGCGTGGAAACGATCATCAACCAGCAGGATCTGTGAGGCTGCCGTGACCCTGTCCATGCTGGCCGTCCACCAGGCCGCAGAGAACCTGTTGAACTGCGTCTGCGAAGACCTGGCGCGGCTGCCGGTCGAAGTACCCGGCCTGAAGGGTTGCCCCTGCCGCAGCTTCGTGGCGCCCGGGACACCGGCGGCCGACGGCTGCGACGAGCGGTGCGGTGCGCTGCCGGAAGGGCAGTACCCGGGACAGCTGACCGTCCACGTGGTCCGGATCTACACCACGACGCGTGACGACTTCCCCCGGTACGCGCCGTCCGTCCCCAGCTCGGTGCGGGACCGGAAACAGTGCGTCATGCCGCCGGTCACCGCCGTGGACCTGATGGTGACCCTGTACCGCTGCGTACCCGGGGTGACCAACGAAGGGTGCCCGCCGTCGCCGGAAGACCTGACCGCGTCGGCCATGCAGACCCATGCCGACATGCTGTCGATCCAGCGCGCGGTGCTGTGCTGCTACTCGGAAACGGACACGACACGGCGCAACGGCCGCCGGTACGCCCTGGGACAGTCGGCTGTGACCGGTCCGCAGGGGGACTGTGTGGGCATCCAGCAGCAGATCACCGTGGCGCTGGACGACTGCGTGTCCTGCCCGGTCCCGGCCCCTTAGACGGCCGCTCAGCGGCTTTGCCGGAAGGGAAGCGACATGTCCGCGTCCGTACGGATCGATCAGTCCCGGCTTCAGCGGCTGCTGTCCGCAGCCGGTGGGCCCGGGGAACGGCTGCTGCTGCGGAAGGCTGAACGGGTCGCCAACCTGGCGCGCTCGTACGCGGCCGGTCACGGCAGCATCCCCGAAGGCATCCAGGTGGGCCCGGTGGTGGACAAGTCCGTCAAGGTCATCAGCACCAATCCGCACACCATCCTGGTCCACAACGGCAGCAGGCGGCATCCGATCCGGCCCCGGCGGACCGGCGGCTGGCTGCGGTTCGAAGTCGGCGGACGGGTGGTGTACGCGCGGCAGGTCAACCACCCCGGCTACCGGGGTGACCCCTTCCTGACCCGAGCACTGCGCGACGCCCGCTGAAAGCGGGGACGTCCCGCGTTTCCCGCGTTTCGCGGGAAGGGGAAAGCCGCAGGTCAGACGGTGTTTGTGGCTTCTTCTTCCCGCGTTCCCGCGCCAGAACCAAAGACCTCTACATACATACACCTTCCACGTTCCACGATCACGTTACGTGCACGCGCGCGCACATACCGTTACGGAAACGAGTACATGTACCCCTATGGGAAGTCTTTGGTTCTGGCGCGGGAACGCGGGACATCTGCCTTCCATCTGGCCTCTGACCTGCGGAAACGACCTTCCCGCGAAACGCGGGAAACGCGGGGGTTCCCCCGTTCCGTCCTGGTTGCTAAGCTGGGGTTGCACCCACCGACCAGCGAAAGGAACCGCCCATGACGGCCGTAGAGATCATCAGCTTCGGATACCTGCACGACACCGCACCGGAAGCGGACCTGACCTTCGACCTGCGGCGCCACTTCCGGGACCCGCACGTCTCGCCCGAGCTGCGCCACATGACCGCGAACGACGAGCAGGTACGCCTGGCCGTCCGCAACACCCCCGGCATCATCGAGCTGGTGGAAGCGGCGGCCGAAGCGGTCGCGGCCTACGTGTCCGGCCCGAGCGGCGGGAAGGTGGTCGTGGCGGCTGGCTGTGCCGGTGGCCGCCATCGCGCGCCGTCCTTCGCGCTGCTGCTGGCTGAGCTGCTGCTCATGAACGGTGTGGACCCGGTGATCCGCGTTACCCACCGTGACCTACATCAGCCGGTGGTGCAGCGCTGAGCAGCTTCCCCGAGCGGCGGCCGGTCACCACGACGGCCGCCGCTCGGCGTGTGGATAGTCTGTCGGTACCGGAACCGACGGAAGGAACACCATGCTGGACGTCATCGAGCTGACCGCACTGGGCTTCGCCGCGTACCGCGTCACCCAGCTGATCGTGTGGGACTCGATCCTGGACGGCTGGCGGGCGCGGCTCGAACTGTGGCACGCGAAGCGTTTCGAGTCGAAGGCCCGTACCTTCGTGCGGGACCTGCTGAAGTGCACGTACTGCACCGGCTTTCACGTCAGCTGGCTGACCGTCCTGGTGTACCTGCTGGCGACCGGCACGAACCCCGTAGGCAGCATGGGCGCCTTCCTGCTCTTCGGAATCCAGTCCTTCGCTGTCGCCGGTGTCCAGGCACTGCTGAACCGCTGGGACGACACCCGCCCAGGTCAGGGTTAAATCTGTGCTCGTGTGGTATCATCATCACATGAAGCAGATGACGGGACGCACCGCGAAGGCATGGCGGATCTTCCAGGATCACGTGACCGCCCAGGGCGGGACGGTCCTGGAAGACGGCTGGCTGGGCGCCAGAGAACCGCACCGCGTCCGCTGCGCCGCCGGTCACGAGTGTGCACCGCGACCCAACAACGTGGCGCGACAGGGCCTGTGCCGCGTCTGTGGCGGCCGTGACTCGGCTACGGCGGAAGCTGCCTTCCGGGCGACGCTGGCCGCCCAGGGCGCCACGCTGCTGGAAGACGGCTGGCTGGGGAAGGACACCCCGCACCGCGTCCGCTGCGCCGCCGGTCACGAGTGCGCACCCTGCCCCGGCAGTCTTCGCAGGGGTACGGGCGTCTGCCGCGTCTGCGCCGGTCGGGCCTGGGACGTCTTTTACGTCGTCACCGGTCCGGACGGCCTGAAGTTCGGGATCACCAGTGGTGACCCGCGCCCGCGTCTGGTCGACCACCGGCGCGACGGGTACACCGACGTGGTCCGGCTGCACACCGGCCTGGCCGGGACGAGCGCGCTGGACCTGGAAACCGAGCTGAAGCGGCTGCTGAAGGCTCTGGACGTCCTGCCGGTCCGTGGCCGCGAATACTTCCCCGCGTCCGTCCTGCGGCCGGTCCTGGCCGTCGTGGACGAGTGGCTGGACTGAAGCCGCCGGTAAGCTGGTCCCCACCGGCACACACCGAAGGGGACCACGTGGGCGCCATTCAGTCGATCACAGCGGCAGCGACCCGCATCCTGACGAAGAAGAAGGGTGGCGGCGGGTCCACCAACAACGGCGCCACCGGCATTGCCTGGGACCTGTTCGACACGGTGCCCGAAGTCGGCACGTATGCGGACTGGGTATCGAACGCCATGTCCGGTGCCCGCCTCTTCGCCGGTGTGTCCCAGCCGGACGGCACCGTGAAGCCGCTGCCGGACAGCAGCCGCGCCGCCCAGCTCGTGAACTCGATCGCTGGCGGCATGGACGGCCAGTCGGTT